AACAGCATCAGCAAGTAACGCAAGCGATCGAAAAACTCATCAGCGAAAATTCGCTGGTGAAATCTATGTTTATCCGCAGTTATTATGATACGGAGCGCGGAAAGTCCTATAAGGAGTATCTCATGAACCGCGACGGCTTTTCTCTCTTGGTCATGGGCTTCACCGGGAAAGAAGCTATCTACTCTATCGAGTGACGATCTTGTGATCGTAACGGTAATGGTCGCAAGAAGTGTGGTTTTCTGGGGTATCACCAACTAAGTATCCTACAAAAAAAGATAGGTTAAAAATCGCCCTTATCTAAAAATGAAAGGAGGCGAGATATTGGCATTCGGCTACGACGGTTCTGTTCGTATCAAAGCAGACTTGAACCACAGCCCATTTGACCGGGGCTTGACGCAGATGACCAGCTTGGTCAACAAATTTGGGAACACCCTAAAAAAGCTTGGCGGCATGGTGGCGATGGCGTTCGGCACTGCCGCGATCATAAACTTTGCCAAAGAGAGCATCAAACTGGCCTCCGACATCGAAGAAGTCCAGAACGTGATCGATGTGACTTTTGGGCAAGGAGCCGCACAGATACAGGAATTTGCCCAGTCTGCGGCAGAAGCCTTTGGTTTGTCAGAGCTGGCCGCGAAGCAATACACGGGAACGCTTGGGGCAATGCTCAAATCGTCCGGATTCACTACTCAGGCAGCACAGGAGATGTCCATGGCGCTGACTGGGTTGGCGGGAGACATAGCATCCTTTTACAACCTGGACACAGATGTGGCATTTGAAAAGATCCGAGCTGGTATCAGCGGAGAGATCGAGCCGTTAAGGCAACTGGGCATCAATCTGAGCGTAGCGAATCTGGAGACGTATGCTCTTTCTAAAGGTATGACGAAAGCCTATAGCGCCATGTCTCAGACAGAACAGTATCTATTGCGGTATAACTATCTGTTGGACGTTACAGCGGACGCCCAGGGGGATTTTGCCCGCACGTCCGGCAGCTTTGCCAACCAGATCCGCATCCTCCAACTCAACTTTGACCAACTGCGCATCGCGGTGGGAAACGCCCTGATACCCGTCGCTCAGGCAGTCTTGCCCAGCATCAACGCCATCATCGCAGCATTGACAAAACTGGCCAGCGTATTTGCTCAGGTGACAGCGTTGTTGTTTGGGAGATCTCCAGAGGTCAAGACTACATCCGAAATCGCCACGTCCGCAGGAGCTGCCGCCGATGCGACAGACAAGCTGGCGGGATCCACTGCTGGCGCTGGTAGCGCAGCAAAACAAGCCGCAAAAGACATGAAAGGAGTCTTGGCCGGTTTTGACGAACTGAACATACTGGCTGATAACGCATCGAACAGTCTCAGTGGCGCTGCAAACGAGATGGGGATAGGCGGTGAAGGACTGACGCTTCCCGAAATAGAGGGAGGAGGAGAGCTATTTCCTGATGCGGAAATATCCCCAAAGCTACTATCTTCTATTGAAGCTTTGAAAAAAGAATTAGAGTGGTTGGAAAGCACAGCGAGAAAGATCTGGCAAGTGTTTGCTGCGTCGTGGGAAGAAAATGGTGGGAAGGTGATATCCGCAGTAAAAAACATGTTCCTGTCTGTTTGGGGCTTGATCAAATCCATTACAGACGCATTTGTCAGTGTTTGGTCAAACGGAACAGGGCTTGAGATTCTGAACACGATCTATAGCATCATCAGCAATGTCTTGAACGTCGTGTCCGAATTGTCAAATCGTTTTCGAGAAGCCTGGGAGGCAAATGAAAATGGAGAGGCCATCTGGCAATCGCTTTTGGATATTGCACAAGTATATCTTGGATATATCGAAAGGATTTCAGAGGCAACGCTGATGTGGGCGCAAGAACTTGATCTAGAGCCGCTCGTATCTGCGTTCCGTGGACTGCTAGAAGCTATCGTGCCCTTAGTAGAGGTCATGACAGACGGCTTAGCATATGCTTACGAAAATATCCTCCTTCCTCTTGGAGAATGGTTTTTGGAAGAGCTGGCACCTGTTGGAATCGAGCTCGTGACAGCCGCTGTCAAGGCGCTGACCGAAATCTTGACGGCTCTGGAACCCATGGCAAAATGGTTGTGGGAAAATTTTTTGCAGCCATTAGCAGAATGGACTGGCGAGATCGTGATATCAGCTTTGGAGAAGGTCACAGACTTGCTTTCGAAATTTAGTGTATGGGTATCTGAAAACCAGGAATTGGTCCAGGATATCACGATTGTGGTAGGTTCGTTTGCGGCAGCATGGGTCCTCGTAAATTCGGCGGTCACGGCATGGAACACGATATCTGCCATTGCCAAGACTGCAACGACAGCTTTCGGTGTGGCTATAAATCTTTTGACATCCCCCATAGGTCTCGTCACTTTAGCAATCGGAGCGGTCATAGCGATCGTTTTGCTGCTCATAAAACATTGGGACGATGTAAAAGAAGCCGCTGGGGCTGCCTGGGACTGGATCGTAGAGAAGTGGGAAGCCGCCGGGAAATGGTTTGAGGAAAACGTAACGGAACCGCTAGGGAAAGCGTTTGAGGCTGTAGGTGATTCTGTAAAAGAGATCTTCAATGGGATCATTGGTACAGTCGAAGGGATGGTCAATGGAGTAATAAAAGCAATAAACTGGCTTATTTCTCAGCTCAACAAAATCAAGTTCGATTTCCCGGATTGGGTCCCTATTATCGGCGGGAAATCTTTTGGCCTGAACATCCCAAAGGTTTCTGAGGTCACTCTTCCCCGCCTCGCCAATGGCGCGGTCATCCCGCCAAACCAGCAATTTGCGGCAATCCTCGGTGATCAGCGCAGCGGAAAGAACCTAGAGGCGCCTGCCGCCCTTATCAAGCAGATGGTCATCGAGGGCATCCAAGCGGCGGGGGGCGCCGGTGGGAGCGGCCAGCCCATCCAGGTGAACGTCATGCTGGACCGAAAAGTCTTGGCTCGGGCCATAGTGCCAGAGATCAATGACATGACACGACAGGCCGGGAAGCCGGTACTTCTGATTTGAGGTGACAAGGATATGGACCTTTTGATCATCAACGAACACGACTACTCCAGGTTCATCAAAAATACAGGCTATGGATGGGGGAGGAGCGACCTAGACAGCGACAAAAGCACCAGAACAAAGGACGGCCGGTTGCGCAGAGACAAGATTGGGACGAAAAGAAAGATCACGTTTGAAGTGATGGGCCTGACTCGTCAAGAATTGGCGCAGTTGGACGACGACCTGAGCCAACCAACGTTTTCCGCGACCTATATGGACCTTCATGGAAAAATGACAAGGGAATTCTATTGTTCCTCGTTCAGCGCCTCCTTGACTACGACCAGACGTGATGACGGATCTACTTGGAGGTCGGAGCCGTTCACCATCACTGAGGTATAACGATGGCCCAAACGACCAGCGCATCATGGAAAGCGCTATGGCGCACGCCGGGGACGGAGCGGGAGTACCGGTTCGAGATCGCGGGGAAGGTGTACGGGCCGGACGTGGAGGTCACGCATTCGGTGGACAGCGGGCTGTATGAGCAGTTCGGCATCGGGAACGCGGCCACGGCGAAGCTGACGATATCGCTTTTCGCGGACAGCATCCCGCGCGCGGCCACCATCAAGCGGTATATCCGCCTGCGCAACGGGGAGCGCGTCAGCGAATGGCTGCCCAAAGGCGTGTTCTTCGCCAACCGGCGCAGCGAAGAGGACGGGTACTGGACCGTGGAAGCTTTCGACGCCATGCGGAAGGCCGAGCGGCCTTGGGAGCCGGACCAAAGCCTGAGCTTCCCGCTGTCCATGCCGGCCGCGGTGCGGGAGTTCGCCCGGCTGATGGGGGTGGAGGTGGATGAGCGTACACGGCTCGACCCGGCCTACACCATCGACTATCCGACCAGCGACCCTGACAGCGATACGGGCGACTACTACAGCATCCGGCAGGTGCTGCAATGGATCGCTGCCGCCCATGCGGGGAACTGGATCGTGACTGGGGAGGGGAAGCTGCTCCTGGTCCCGCTTCTGTCCTTCCCGG